GCCCTTCGACTGCCTTGCTACATCAAGCGGAAGGTGCCGAATCATCGCGACCATCGTGGCAACGCAGAGACCTGACCGGGCCACGCCGACAATTCGATTTGTGTTGGCAGGCAGCATCGTCGCCAGGTGTTTTGCATCTTCCATCAGCCGGGCCGTCGTCACGAACTCCGGGACAGGGTTTGCCGCCTTGTTCCACGCGAACGGGAACAGCCGGTTGAGCGTCCGTTGCCGCCCTTTGCATCCGCCGCAGGGCTTAATGCCGACTGCTGACGTGACTTTCGCGATCACGTCACCGAGGCCGCGCGAGGGCTTCGACGTGTCCCACTCGCCAACGTCCAGAGCGCCCTTTTCGCAGGCCCATTTTATCCCGGCCGTCACCAGAAGGTTTCGCTTGGCGCACGCTGCACCGATCTCGCACTGGCACGCCATTGCCTACGACTCCTCCAGAACGAATTCTTGTATCTGGTACGCGGTCTTGCTGTCTGTTGAGGCAAATGGGTCGATCAGGCACGCGGGGCTAGCCCCTTCTAGCCCAAACACTCCAGAAGCGGCAGACCTGATGTCGAAGAATGTAGGCGAGCAACGGAACAAAGCAGCGTTTGCCGTTGACACTCCGGTGTCTGTCCAACCGGGGTTTCCCGCTTCAACGGCTGAACTAAACCGATACTGAAAATATCGCTCGAATCCAACTCGGCAAAACAACCGAACCTCTATCGTGTCATCAATAAACTCGCCCATCCCAACCGGGAATGATGTTGATAGCTGCCCCTCAAATGCTTGGCACTCTCCCGCGATCTTGATCGCCGACTGGCATAGGTCCATACAAAGGAAGCTGGGCGTGAGCGTCACCACACCCAAGGGCCCCGAAACGAGGCCGGAAAACATCGTTGCCGTGATCGCAGTAACAACTCGCCCAGGGCAGAAACACAGGTTCGGCGGCAGGTCACATTCTTCGTGGCATTCGGCACACCGAAGCAACACCGTGTACTTGACCTCGCCCTCTTCGTCGAGAATGTCGACCTCGTGCGAGAACTCCCGCCGCGTGCAGTTTTCCAGCGTCAACGGGATCACGGCGGACTCTTCGCCATCCACCAACACGACCATTTCACAGGTGCCGTCGTACTCGTTCGGGCGAATCAGTGCCCGCACTTCTCGCGTCAGGTTGGGAGCGGTCTGCGTCTGCTCGTTAACTGTCCCGGAATACTCCTGCGTGTACTGATTCCAGCAACCCTTGCCCGAGTAGATGTACTCACCTCCGTAAGGCTCGGTGAAGTCCCGGACGATGATGCAGATACATTCGCACAAGCAATCACAGGTAGTGCATTCGGGTTTGATCTTGTCGGTGCAGGTAAAGGCAACGTCACCTACGGACGTTGGGATTGTCCCAGACAGGGCGCGGCAATTGATGTCTACCCCGATCTCGTACCGAACTTTTTCGTAACCGTCCTCGTTGCCGATCACGAAACAGCCGTATTCGTTTTCCTCGAACGTGACGGAGACGTTGACTTCGCCGTTATCCGAATCGAGCGTTGCCGCGAATTCTTCGTCAATCCAATCGGCTTCCGCGCCGTAGGTCTGGTAGGCTCCCTCAATGCTAAAACAGAGTGTCTTGCAGGCGCACGCACAGCAGCCAACAACGCCCTTGCACTCACCGCAGCAGCAGCATTTGTTCCCCTTTGCGGCCATCTTTGAACCTCACTCCGGCGGACAACAGAGGGAGTGAACAACCCACTTCGGATCTGTCTCGCCTTCAACCTTCATGTACCGCGCGAACCCCTTTCGGCCGACCAGCTCTTCCGCAGTCTCGTCGAAGAAACAGCCTGTCAAATCGTGTACTGTGATCTTCCCGTTCTCGTCCTCACCCTCTGATGTCGTTTTCGGGTTGTCGCGTGCCAGGATCGAACACGTTGCCGTCTTGATTTCTCCGTACTCTTCGACCGAGTCAATCTCGAAGGCAACGCCCTCGCCGCCCCCGCCGCCTTCCTTTCCGATCAGACAGTAGCCCGCCTCTGTGTCGATCCCGCCAAGCACCTTGAATCCTGAGTTGCCTTTTTTCAGGTGGTACTGATTCTCCTCAGGCCCAACGTCATCATTGACCGCCAAGTCGTCATCACTGCCATCGCTGTACAGCGCGCGGCAGGGAGCGTCATAGGTGCAGGCCCCGAACGCTCTTACCTCAACTGACGTTGGCCCATTGAACGCGACATTGCCCACCGTCGCTTCAACGTCAGGCCTGATTGCCCTCCAGACGATCGCCCCGTTGATGAGTTCGGTCCCATCGAACCGGATGACGCCATACGGCGGGACGGTCTCGGGGCCAATGTTCTTGAACGGCATCCAGCGGCCGCCGCCGACTGCCGCTTTCGGGTCTGTGATGCCCATAGATCACCGCCCCCGCCGGACGATTTCACGCGACTGCCGCTTGCCCGCGGCGATCATCCGACGGGCGTTCATCTTGCCCCGCGTCTCGCGATCCCGCCGCCGTCGTTCTTCGTAGCCCGGCGTCTCAACGTCCCACTCCGAATTGATGCTCGCATTGGTGAACGCCCCCGACTCGCCGAACTTCCAGCCGACCTGCTGGATCGCCCCGTCTGGCGAAATGTCGATCAATCCCGCGTATTCGAGTTCGACGGATTCCGGCTGCTGAAACTCGGCAACTCGCTCCGCCAAGATCTGATCGGCCTCGCTGCCGATCTGCTGCTCGTTCGTCACGACGTTCGTAGGCTGATTCTGAGCGTTGTACTTCTGGACGATCGTGAGCGTTGCCTCGTCCACATTGATGATCATGGGCGCTGTGGTGAACTGCAGGCCCGGCAACCGCCGATCTCGCGTGTATCGGTAGATGCGTCGATCATCCGAAAACCGCAACGAATGGGCACACTCGACGAACAGCCGGGCGGGATAAATCTTGTCGTTGTCGATGCGGATCACCGGGTCGCTGAACTCAACCAGCCCCTCTTCGCCACGGACAGAAAACGACTTGTTGTACTGATTCGGGTCTGTCTCGCCGCCCGTGTTCTCGTCCAGCTGCAACGACTCGTCTTTCCAGAATTCGCCCACGACTTTCGCGGGCTTCGGAACGGGGACGTTGTTCGGTCCCGTGCTGGTCTCAACGAGCACGTCTTCAATCGGAACAACGTCCTCAAAGCTGGCGTTGGTGATCGGTCCGTGACGGAACACGAACCCGCCGCCAGGTGCCGTCCCCTTGATGCGGTAGGCGCGGTACACCGAGCGCTGAGCGAGCTGGTGAGCCTCTTTCCCATGCTGCTCCAGCACGGCCCCGAACAGCGGCGGGAAGTCTACTTCCCAGCCGCCTGCAGGCTTGTACGGCAATTCGTCCAGAGGCAGATACTGCCCGTCCGCCGTTAGTCCCACAGCTTCCAGCGAGAACCGGGTTTGATACTTCACCGGCCCCCCAACCAGCATCAACTGCGAGGGGCGAACCCCGGCATCGATCCCGTAATCGACCGAGATTTGCTTGCCGTTGTCTGGGAGCGGTTGCCCCACTCCGCGGCGCCGGATGTGAACCTTATTGTTCGTGTTCAAGACGATCCGGCAGCCGAGATTCTCGCACAGTTCGGCGAGTTCCTGCGCCGGGTTGTCGAAGTCCCAATCGACCTCGGGCCGCGAATCATTGGGCAACGCGGTCGCGTCCCCGGTTGGCTCACCCATCGCCTGGAACAGCAGCTCCGCCAGTTCCTGCGGCGTCTTCTCTGTTGCCGTGTCAACGTCGCCATCCTGCTTGCGGATGTTGTATTTCCCGCTGATGTGACCAAACCGCCACTGCCAGCGACGATCCAAGATCGTGACCGAAATGATCTGGCCCGCGTCGTTCAGTTGCGACAGAGGGGCAACGAGCTTGCAATCGGGGAACGTCATCTGGGTCGATGCGTACCGAATCGTCACGTCGCCGTACTCGGGAATCTTCTGCTGCTGCGGAGCGAACGAAATGACGATCGACCCGGGATTGATCCCGTGCGAAAGCGTGTAGCTTCCGCCGATCGGCTTGGCGATGTTGGGATAGTCGATGAAGCCTTGCGGATCGGGCATGACTCAACAGCAGCTTACGCCACCGCTCCGCGGGTCAACCGGATGTTCTGCCCGATCAGAATGTTGGCGTTGTTGGTCGTCTCGTTCAGATCCAAAACCAACGTCGCGACCACCTTATTCGGATCGCTCACCTTCGCCTGCGGACCGAACACCTCAATCGCGTTGGTGACCGCCTTCGCCCGCAGGTCGCCCGCGAACGTGATGTGACCAGACCCGGCAACGACTGGATTCCCCCCGAGCGTCCCCGTGCTGTTGTAGTTGCAGACTCCACCGCGAACCGTGAGCCCAACGTGCCCGCCGGCAAGCAGGTTCAGCACACCATCGGTTTGCGTGATCGTTGCCGTTCCCGACGTTGCCGAATTCAGATCGAGCGACCCGCCGCTCTGGGCGATTACCGCATTCGACAACGTCACCCCGGCGCCCAGTTTGACAGTGGAATCACCAGCCGGGTTGGTCGTGTACCCGACATTGACGGTCGCGAGCGTTGCCGTTTCCCCCTGGTAGAATGCAACGCCGACAGATCCGCGAGAGACCGTCAAGGCGTTGCTGGCATGCGTCCCCTTGAACAGCAGCGTCGGGACCGATGTTTCTGCCGGGTTGTTCGTGTTCTGGACCAGCAGCGTCGTCTGAGCGTCCCCCGTGTTGATCTTGAGCCGACTTCCGCCACCCCGGCAGGTGATCGTGATGGCTTGCGAGTCCGCCGCGTTGCCGATTCGCAGGTACTGATCGCGGTATTCGTAGTAGGTCCGCGTCGCGCCTGCGTCGGCGTTCACCGGCGGCAGGCCGATTTTCCCGGTGAAACCTGCGTCGATGATAATCGCGGCCGGGGTGATCGTGTTCAGGTCGAGACCGTAGAGCAGGTCAGAACTGCCCTGGTCGAACACGATCGTGTCCCCGTCCACAGGCAACGCCCCGCCCGCCCAGTTGGTGACAATGCTGGCGTCATTCGGTCCGCTGTTCGCGGTGACCGTCGTTGCCGATCCGATTGTCTGCGAGTCTGCCGCGCCGCCGCCCGTCTCGGTGGTCGTGATCGTGACCGTGAACGGCTTGCCCGCGGTGTCTGCGGTGAGCCGCAGATCGTTGCCGGAACGCGAGGCTGTCAGTTCCGCGAACTCCGGGTACGTGGTAGAGCTGAGCGCGTTCCACGCGGTCACCACGTTATCAACCACCGTCGTCAACGTCGTTGAACCGGCAACGACCGAGACCGACTTCGAGCCGATCGTGAGAATGACAACGTCCGTTGCTTCCCATGTCCCGCCGAACGTCCAGCCGGTCACTTGCGCAACGGCCGCCGCGTCACCCTTCCAACGAATCGTTGCCATCAAATCACCTCGCTCTACAGGATCGTCGGAACGCCAGACAGCGCCGAAACAGACTCGAATTCATAGTTCCAACTGACCGGCCACGCGGTGAAATCGTTGCCCACTCGCTCCGGCGTCATTCGCACGAGCACCCGCCGCTCCACGTGTTCGGCAGCAGGGAACAACGGAGCCGGAACGATTGGCCAGGATGTGATCCCGATCGCGCTCCCGGATTGGCGAACGCGATACGGCACCTGTTCGCTGACCTGTTGCCGCTCGCCCTGTCCGCGCCGCGTCTCGATGATCACCCAGCGAGGCCCGCCCCCCGAGAATTCCAGCGTCTCTTTCCACTCCGTCAAACCAGTCAGTCCAGCGGGGAGAAGAATGTCCCCCTCGATCGTCACCGAGAAAGTTCGCACGGTCGCGTACTCGGTCCCGTCGCCCTTCGGAAACTGTGGCGGGTTGACGACTCGTGTTCCCCCGAGGCACCGCGACGACTGCAGGTAGTGAGCCGTCCCGACCAAAGACACGTCTAACCCGTTGACGAGGTAGGCGTTTTCGATCTCCGTGATTCGAGCCGTGATATCGGCAACCGTCTGCCCGTCCACGATGTTGATGATGCCGTCGATCGTCCAAGTCTCTTTGATCTTGGTGCAGATCCCCCGCTCGAAGATGCCCTGTCGTGAAATGACGAGGGAGCATTCGTTGTCGGGGTGCGTGTATCCGCCGTACCGGACTTGCATTTGAGGCGATCCATCGGAGACGATGCGTCAACTTCGTGATTCTATTTCGCGTGTGGTTCTGTTCGCGTTTTTTCGTTGTCCTTCCCTCGGTCATGACGGCCTCTTCTCTGCCGTTGCACTCATGATCGACGACTCCCAACCTTCTGATCCCGCTCCGCTGATCGATCCGGCCTTGTTGCCGTTTCTTGATCAAGCGGAGTTTTCTTTGCGCGATGCAGAACACCACGCCCGATCGATCTATCTTGCGTTTTCTCGCATTCACCCAGAGGAAGTTACGCCTCAGACGATAGAGGCATTCCACGATTTGATTGAGCGGTGGTATCGTTCGCACCGAAAATGGATCGGGTTGTGTCGGGAACAGTGTCGAGAGGTTGAGGCGATTGGTTCCCTTGTGGCTAGGCCCGCGAAAATTGTGGTTGATTCGTCAGGAACTCAGGCGAGGATTGGAGCAACGATGAATGACTTGGGTGGGAATCAACACGATCAGGGCACACCTGGTAAGACCGACGGGATCGGCCCCGTAGATTGCCCGTACTGCGGTGTCCGTGTTTCCGATTCTGTGAGGTACTTGGGACAGGCGATCTTGTGTCCGAAATGCAACGGGACGTTCACGGCTCCAGAGACTCGCGAGAACGTCTTGATGATGCAGCTCGTTGTCCCGTTGATCACTGGCGGCCTGCTTATCTTGACCGTCTACTACCTGATTCAATCCTTCCTTCTGGCTCCCTGATGCTCTTGATCAGTATGATCGCGAAGCCTGCTGCGAAGTCCGCATCTGGTCCCGCGTCTGCTGCGTCTGAGCCTGTGCGGCCTTCACGCTCGCAACCATCGCATCCCCAAGTTCCTTGATCGCCTTCACAAGCGCCTGCTGCTGCTCGCCGATTTGCACCGTCACGTCCCCGATTTCGCTTTCGAGGGTCGCAAGCTGCTGCTGATTCTGCTCGATCTGGTTTCGGAGTTCGGTTTCCTTCTTCCGGTCTCGGCCCGTCGTTGCATCTGAGAGATTTCCGAAACCCTCTCGCTCTGCTTGCTGTTGGCGGAACTCTTCGGTTTTTCCCTGCGCGAAACCCTGCTTTTCGAGGAACCCGACTTCTTCTTCGGTAAGCTGCTCACCGCCCGCAATCTTCTTGTCGATCTGCTTCAACTGAGCTTTTTCGAGGGCCCCCATCTGGGCGAACCGCTGAGCCGCCGTCTTATTGCGGTCCTCTTCGGTTTTCAGTTGCTGCCGAGCCGTTTCGAGGGCGCTCTTCGCAGCGTCCTTCTGCTGGTTCAGGTTGTCGCGGATTTGGTTGAGCGCCCCAAGCCGCTTCGCTTCGAGGTCTTTGACACGTTCTGCCGCCGCTGCCTGCTCTTCCATCGCAGCCGTGGTCTGGCCCAGGATCGCGGGTTGGCCCGATGCCTTCCTCTCTTCTGCCCGTGAGCCGGCCGCTGCAACCCCTTGCCGTGCGGTCGCCAATCCGCTCTGGGCCTGTGCTTGAGCCTGAGCGATTGCGGCGAGCTGTGCCCGCGGGTCGTTGCCCTGAGCGTCAATCAAGGCGGATTCGGTCTGCTGGCCAGCCGCACGAAGCTGGCGAGCATCTGCGGATTCTTGGCCAACCCGCTCGTTCTGGTCTTGAACGAATGCAAGCCGGGCATCCCGGTCGCGTTGCATCTTTCCGGTCTTCTCTTCGGATGCGGCCGCGTCGGATTTGGCCGCGAACATGCTGGCGATCCCGCCGCCGCCCATCAGCCGGTCGATGACTTCCGTGAAGGCAACGGCAATCAGGGCAGGCAAGGCAACGAATTTGAGAGCAATCGCACCAAACCCAGCTAGCGAGGCCCCGAACGCCTTGACGCCCGCGAGGAACGCTCCGCCACCTGCGGCTGACGCAATTGCCCCGCCCGCAGCTCCAGCCGCCGCGCCTCCTACGGCCCCGCCAATTCCGCGACCAGCCCCCGCCGCTCCACTGGCGGCCGCCAAAGCATTTGAGGCCGCCAGTGCCTTATTTGTGGCGATTGCCGCTTCGCCCGCAATCTTGATCGCCTGATAGCTCTTGGCAATCCCGGTCGCCGCGTCAATCACGCCCGTGGCAGTCTGGATGTAGGACTCCATCGCCGCCACGTTGCGGATTGCGGCCTGCATGTCCTCTTCGGTCGCAGCCGTGTTCAGCGCATACGCTCGGGCGAGATTCAACGCCCCGGACGCTGTGAGCTTGAGAGCCTCGCCCATCTGGAGCTTGGCCTGGCGCCCTCGCTCCGTTGCCGCCGTGTGCGCCGCCTGCGCTTTGTCCAAATCCTTTAGGCGTTGTTCTTCAGCTTTGCGGGCTTTCTCGATCTCGGCCGCTGCGTCCTTTTCCGCGTCCTCTCGCTGCTTAGCTCCGTTGACCACCGCTTCTGTGTGTTCGTTGATTTCCTTCTTGGCGGCCTCGATCGCGGCCGTTGCATCAACCTCCGCACGCTCTCGCCGGTTGGCCGCATCGACTGCCGCTTGCGCCATGTCGAGGATCGCCTTTTTTGACGTCTCGATGGCGGCTTGCGATTCCTTCTCAGACTGCAGGCGCGTTGCTGTGCTTTGCGTGACAGACTGAGTGAAATCCTCGATGACTTTCCGAGCTTGCTCGATCGCCGTCGAAGCCTCTTTCTCCGCCGTAACTCGTTGCTTTGCGCCTTCAACCGAAGCCTCTGTTAGTTGATCAACCTGCTGCCGGGCCTGCTCCACTCCCGGAACTTCGATCTTCGATTTTTCCTGCTGAATGCGGATGCGAACGACAACGTCGCGGATCGTTTCAGACATTGCGTTCGCTCCTTTCTACCTCTTGGAATTCACGCCTATCGAAGCCAACAGCAGGTCTTCAATTCGCTTAAACCGGCCTCGGTCAATCTGCTCCATGATTCGCTGAATGATCCCCGCGTTCCGCCTCACAACCGCATCATCCGGGAACTGCCCAACCGCCCGACACTCAACATAGTGCTGGTAAGCCAGCCTGTTCTCGGCGGTCCATTCCTTCCCAGCTTCCGGGCTTCCCTTCGGGCACTTCGTCGGACCGTATCCGCACGGTGGGAACGTCCCCTTCGGCCTCGGCATCGGCTTCCCGCTGCCCTTCGGCCACTCTTCCCGTGCCCCCGTCTCTTCGTTGTAGATGTGTTTTTTGCAGTCGTCACAGGACCGGCCCGCTACCTCTGGATGCAAGACATACAGAGCGAGGCCGGATATCAGTTTTTTGCGGCCTCGCCCTCCGCCGCCGCAACCGCCGCACTACCCCGCATCGCGAGTTCGTATTCCTGCTTTGCGAGCTTCTCCGCGTCATCCTTGCTCTCGGTCGGGTCCGGGTCTGAAACACCGGTCCCGAGAATCACCTGGAGCATGCGGTCGAACAGCGACGGATCGAGGCGGATCACGTTGCCCTCGGTGATCGCGATCGGAGCACCCTTCTGGTCCATGATGTCCCACGACTTCACCTTCGAGACGATCATCTTGGCGACGGCCATCGCCTGAGCGGTCGCCCCGGCTTTTCCCGTGGGGCCATAGAGGATCTCGTCACGTTCGGCAACGAGCGCCGGGCGGTAGGCGAAGCGGACTTCGGGGCGCAAGAACTCAACCGGCTTGAAGTAAGCCTTGCGGGTGTAGCCGTCGTCGATGAATGCGGAAAGCATGTGGAAAATCCCGTGTATTTTGAAATGTGGCGAAAAGGTGTCGAAAAGGTGGCGATTCGGTTTCCGGGTTCTTTCCCCCGGAAACCGCCCGCCAGCATCACGCCGTCGAGTCATTCGTGACCACCAGCTCCCGCGTCGTGCTCGTCATGCGTGCGATCCCGTCCAGCGTCAACGGGATCTCATCCTTCCCGGCAACGACCGGCGAGTTGTCCGGGAACTGCAGCTTGCCGTACGTGAACGTCACCGAGCGCCCGCCGTTCGTGAACGCGAGACTTCCGGCCGACCCGAGCAACGCCTGGTTGTACAGGTCCACTTCGTCACTCGTGAACGGGGTTGTCGCCTTGAACGACACAATCCGATCGGTGGGGCTGATATCCGTTGCCGATTGCGAATTCGCAAATCGGGTCGCGAGCACGTTGTCGATCGCCGTCTCGAAGTCGAAGAACTGGCGAGCCGTCGAAACCAGAGTCAACGCCCCCTGGTGGAACACGTATGGCGGATCCGTCGGGGCGGTGATTGACGGGAACGACGTTGCACTCACCGTCTCGGTCTTCCCGACGATGTCCAGCACGAGCTGAATCAACTGCCCGGCCGACCCGGTGAACGTGGCCTTGCCGACCTTACAGTTGCCGTACACGAATCGCTTGGCGCCGCGGTCGATGAGCACGTCGAACTCAGGCAACGTATCCGCCAGGGCGAATGTTGTCCCCGATGCGACCGCCCCCAAGATTCGCGGCAACAGCAGGTCGAGAACCGCCGGAGTCGGATGCAACGTGATCTGTCCGCCGATCGCGTACGTGCCCTCGGCTGTCCGTTCGCTCGCGTGCGACCGCGTGCCCCGGATTCCGTTCGTGTCGAGAATCACCCCGGTCTTTTTGAGGTTCTCCGAAACGATCTCGATGGCCTCGGTGAACGAGCCAACGGCCGTTCCGGTCGCACCCATCGACAATCGAGACGCCCAACCCATTGAGGCGGCAGGCATGTTGTTTCTCCTGGTCTATCTGGTTTGGCTTCTATCTGGATTTCAGCGTCTCGACCACCGCATCCGCGATCGCGTCAACCAAGCTCTGACAAGTCTCGTCGTTAATTCCCACATGCTCCCGCTGCGGGAGTCTCGATGTTCCGTCCTGGTGGAAGATCGAGTAGGGCACTTCTGTTCCGAACAACAATCCGCGGTGACTCACCGCACGCACCGAATCCCCCGTTGCCCCGATGAGTGAGGCCTCTAATCGCCCCTTCTCATAGAGAATGATCCCGTGCCCCTTCCGCTTAATCGTTCGTGGAGAAAGGGGTCTCCATTTGCTTCCAGAGGGGCTTGCCTCAGCCGCAAATCCGGCCGCATGCGTCCCCTCAAACACCCTTAAAAACGGCTCAAGCGTCTCCGAGTAGTCGGCGTTCTGAAACTGCTGCTCGATTTCGACGAAGATCCCGCCCAGGGCGGCGATGCCTTCGACCTGCTGCCTATGCGTTTCCCGCGTTGCCGTTGCCATCGTTCACCTTCTTCAAGCGAGCGGCCGCGATCGCGTCACCGGGCAACCCGTACGGCTGGCCGTCCAGCTCGAACACCCGGCCTTCGGGACCGTCAATGACGTGGATTGTTGAGCCGTGGAACTGGAGCGCCATGGCCACGTTCTCAGGCTTGGGGGCCGCCGGAGGTTGGATTGGTTCCGTCGTGCTGACGTTGCCTTCCTTCGCGATTTCGTTGCCTTCACTCATGATCTCGCCTCTCGCGATGAGACCTGGAGCACGATCGCCGAAACCAACACGTTTCGATCGAAGAATGCTCCGGGGTCGATGATTGCCTGTGGCTGAACGGTCGAGTTGAAGACGGTCGAAAGCGACGTGAACGCGGTCAAATTGTGGTGGAACTTCTTGCGGATCGACTCGCGCCAGGTCAGGTACTTGTCTCGGTCCGTCGCTTGCGTCTGTGAATCCGGGGCAACGATCGCGACAAGGATTGGATAGATGATGTCGTCGCGAAGGTTGGTCCCGGCTGTTGGCGTCAGCGTCTCACCGCCGAAGGGGGCAATCACAACGACCGGAGCCGGGGGATTGGTCTTCGGCAGATCCGCCGGGCGGATACTCGGCACCTTCTGCGTGAACACCAGCGTTGAAGACAAGCCCGTGAGCGATAGACCGGTGATACCGGTTTTCACTGCTCCGAGAATGTCTTCCATGATGCTGGACACTGCCCACGCCCTTTCACTGCTTCATTCAGACCCTACGTCGTCAGTCTCCGGCAGATCACTTCCCAGTGCGTGTTGTGCGACCCGATGCCCCGCTGCTTCGCGGTCAACACCGTCCAATTCGCCCCGCAGCACTGCTTGATTCTGTCGCCCTGATTGATCTCGGTCGTCTCGGGAAGCAACGCGATCGGGATCATCCAGAGCAGTTCGTCGCCCTGGATTTCGACCCCGGAAAACTGAGCCCGACGCCGGTCAACGTCCCCGGCGAGGGCATGCGTCACTCTGTGTTCGGTGGCAACGCTGTTCCGCACTGTGGCAACAATCACCTCTTCGGTGTTGTCCCATTGCAGGTAGTCGTTGCTGTAGTCGATCACGTTGCCCTCTTGATCTGCTCACTGCCCCTTACGTCACTCCGATCACTGACTCTTCCCACGGCCCGTTATCGGTCACCGCCCCGCCCGCGTTGGCGATCAGGCGGTCCAGCATTTCCAGCTCGCGGTAAAGCCCATCCTTGTAGCCGACGTGATCAATCCCCGTGGCGGCCGCGTTCGGCTTCCCCCCGGCCGCCGTGGCTGACAAGGCGGCGAGTTGAACCGCGATGGCAGACCGGCGAGCGGTGAGGTTTTCGAGGTACGTTGCCACGATTCAGGTCCACTGGATGACGGACGGGGAATTGCCGTTGCCGTTGCTTCGTTGCCCTACTCTTCCTGAGGAACCGGCCCCAAATCCTTGATCTTCCGATCCGTCATCCGGGGCGACGGCCACGACTGCTTCGCATCGCAGTACATGGCCCAGGCGTCGTTCTCGTTGTCGGCGATCACCACGCGCGGAGCCTCTTCCCCGACACTCACCGAAAACCGATGCTTGCGGGGGGCGGGGCGGCGGTTGGCCGCGAGCTGTCGCTGGTAGGCGGTCTGGGCAACGATCGTGCGAGCTTCCGGGAGCGGTGAGGCAGCCGGGGGAGCGTCCGGGTGGACTGGGATGCGGCTGACGTCGTGAACGCCCAGGTTGATCTCGGGGGCGGCCGGAGCCTGGACAACCGGAGTCTGAGGAGCGGGAGCCGCGGGCTTCTGGGGGGCCGGAGCGGTCTGTTCGGGGGGCATGTGACACCTTGGAAAAATGTTTGAACGGTGGCGTGGTCTTCAGTGAGTCAGCTTCAAAACATCAGGCAACGAATCCGGGCAGCCCGAGACAGCCGCCCCGCCATCTTGCGACAGCGGAGCGACTGCTCCCGCGCCACCAGCAGCTTCAATCAGTCACTTCGTTACGCAACGGTCGCCTTCGCCATCAGGCGCGGCTCGCGAACCACGTACTGACCTCGCTCGCTCGCCTTCCAGCGGAACGGGATGTCCCGCGAGAATTCGAGTTCCGAGTTGGCCGGAGCCTGGACAACCGCCATCGGCCAGTTTTCCATGTACCGGAACGCCCCCGACGGGTCGCCCATGAAGTAGTCCGTGTCGGTCGCCAGGCGGTCGGCCAGCAGGCGGCTGGTCAACACGTCGAACGCACCGCCGACGGGGTTCGAACCCCGCGTCTCGATCGGATTGGCGCTCGTCGCGTAACCCGGCGTGACGTGAACGACTTCCGTTGCCGACTTGATCCGGTTCGCCGTGGTCACGAGACCGCGGGTGACGATCAGCTTCATCGGCCCCTCGATCACGATGGGCTCGCCCGTGTTGGGGTCGCGCATCGCGTAGAAGAGCTGCATCAGGTTGTCGATGTCGGTCCAGTCCACCAGCGCGTTGCTGGCTTCGAGGTTGTCGAAATCGTGCGTCCCCGAGTTGTTCCCGTAGGTCGCGATCTGACCGCGGCTCTTGCGGTTGTAGCGGTGACGAGTCGTGTTCTCGTCGATCACGCAGTCGATCGCCCGCTTTTCCTTGTTGAGACCGAGCGAGTAACCGACATTGCGGCAACGCTCCAGCACGAGGCCCGTGCGGTCGAAGAACGCGACCTCTTTCGAGACCGGAACGATCAACCCGCGCTTCGTGGTCTGGGGCGTTTCGATGTAATCTTCGTTCGTCCCGACGATCGGGTATTCACCCAGCTCGTCAACGACTTCGGCCTTGTCACCCAGGTCGGCAACGCCCGGCAACTTCTCGCCGTTGAACTGGGTCGAGACGGACGGGATCAGGCCCGTAAAGACGAAGTCTTCGGCACGATAGGCCGCCATCGTCTCGGTATAGATGATCTGCCCGAAGATGTTGGAGAAGAACGCAGTGTTGACCGCATCGGACTCCATCAGCTTGGTCAGGTTGATGCCCTCGTTGCCGCCGCCGTGCCGAGGGTTCCACGAATCGAGAATCTCGCGACCGCAGGCGGCCCCGTTCGCGTCCGTAATGAACTCTTCCATGCACTCACGGATCGAGAAATCCTTCGGCTCGATCGCCTTGGATTCGAGGGCCTCGGTCAAGTCCGTAAAGAACCTGTCCGGGGTCTTGTCCTTCTGCGCGGCTTCTAGCAGTCGCCGCAAGCTCTTCGTCTTCACAGCCATGATTGTCCTTTCTGGACGATAGAGAGAACTGCGGGCGACTACTCCGCAGGGGATTCCGCTTCAGGTGTTGCCTCGATCAGAAGCAACGCCCCGGCTTCGGTTAGCGGTCCTGATAGGCCGCGATGTAATCGACGTTCACGACTTCCGAATTCGCACTACCCGCCTTCACCCCGACGAACGCCATCATTTCCGTGGCGCTCGTGTAGGTGAGCGAATGCTTCATCACGTGAACGCCGTCGATCCAGAAAGACACCTCGGCCTCGGTGGACGAAACCGGGATCACCTCGATCCGCAGCGTCTGGTAGGACGCCCCGCCCGCCGTCTGCGCTGACTTGCTCAGCGAGTTCGCGGCGGTCAGGTCGGTCGTCGTCTGGCTCGAACCGAGCGAGCTTTCCACCTGCCAACGTGTCCCGCCATCGACCTTGAAGAACACGGCCCCGGAGTAGGACGCTTTCGGCCCCGCCCCATCGTCGAGGATCGAGTTGGCCCCGACGGCATCCATGAAGCCGAGACAGACGTTGGCATCGTCCGTGTTCGCTTCCGCGTACTGAATGCGAGCCTCGAACAATAGCGGCTTGTTGTTCGCGAACCTGAAGATTTCCTTCGTCGTGAGAAGGTAGGCTTCGTTGTTGTCCGTTGCCCCCGTGGTGAGCACGACGACGCCGCCTGCCGCATCGCTCGAAGCAATCGTGGCACTCGCGTCGGCACTCGTGTCGGTGAACAGGTCGCCCGACACGAACGTCTCGAAGTCCTCGAAGAACCCGAACTGCTTCCGGCCGACCGTCAATTCCTTGAGGTCTTGAAGGAGACTCACTCCCATGATTTTCCCCGCTTTCTGTGGGATGGATTTCAGATCTGCAATCAGCCAAGGCAACGAACCCCAGCCCGTCCCGTCTCAGCGGGTTATCGCTTCACGGCAGCCGCGAAACCCTTTGCGTCCGCCGGGTACTTCGCGTCTTCCTTCGATTCGAGCAGGGGACGAGACACGGTCGGGCGGTTGCCCAGGCCGAAGCGGCTTTCGTTGCCCTTGATCCCCGTTCCGCTCGTCGCTCCGGCCACCAGAGCCGCCCCGGCCTTCGCCTTGAACGACTCAATCAGTTCCTTGCGTTCGGAACTGTCTTCGGCCCTCGCCACCGCCTTGATCTGCGACTCGGTCGGCTTGGCGATGCCCGCGGCTTCCAGAAGCTCGGCCGCCACGGCTCGCTTGGCCTTGACGCTCTCTTCCATCGGGTTGCCGCTGGCCCCCGATTCACCGGCCCCGCTGGGCTTGCTCTCGCCCGAGGTCTCCCCGCCGCCGTTGAGCTTTTCGTAGGCCTTGAGGATGTCCTTGATCTTGGTGAGGGTGGCCTTCGTATCGAGCTTGTCATCGTCGAACGCGGCAACGACCATCTGCCGGAACGCCGCCTTGACCTGATCTTCGCTCTCGCCGCCCGAGGCTTCGGCGGGCATCTCCGCCATCGCCATCGGAGCCATCGCGTCTTCTTCGAGCAGCTTCAGCAGCATGGCCCGGCCGGGGTTGGCCTTGTCGATCTGTTCCACGTGTTCCCGCAACTTCTTCATCGGTTCCTCGCTCTCGAAAAGCCCCGTGTTCGTTGCGGGGGTCTGAACAATGTCAACCGAGCGCACGGACTCGATCGACTCAACAACACGCTTGCCGCCCTTCGTCCCCATCCGCCCTTCGGCATTGTGGGACAGGCCAAATCGCTTCGGGTTTCGCTCCGCCGCCTCGAAGAGCAGGCCCGCGAGCGGATGCTCTTTCAGGATGTTCAAGTCGCCCACAACGGCCTTCTGCTCCGGGATGTACTTCACACCGGACAGCCAGCCGATCCCGTCGCCAACTCCGCGCTCTACCGAGGCGTTCTTGCGATCCGGGTGATTGACGTTGACGCCCAAGCCCTCATAGATCGTGGCCGCCTGCTGCATCGCCTGTTCGCTGTACTCCCGTCCGTTCTTCGACGAGGCGCCCAGAATGCGAACACCGGCAACGACTCCGGCTTCGCGGTTCACCTTGGGCGCATCGCTGTAGACGGTCTCGATCAGGGTTTCCCGCGTCGATGTCTTGGGGGCGGCCGTGGCCATGTTCGTTGCCTTTATGCCTGGTGGCGGATCTGTCTTTATCGAGTCGCCGCGAGTTCTGGGGGACTGGCCCCGGCTCCCGCGCCAACCTGCTCAAATGCGTATTCAATCCAGCAACGGCAACGCGGATGAGCGGGCGGCCCATCCGGGAAAAACCGTGACCAGTTGCTTCGCGTCCGTCCGTTCAGCGGAGCACAGATCGGGCAAACCCGCTGATCTTCCGCCGTGAACCACCTGTCCTCTTCGTTGCGTCCGACCGTTGCATCGACCGCGATCTCACCGGCCGCGCTCGCTGCCCCTGTCGTCTCCGTCACTGCGATGTTCTCGACTCGACTCGGCCCGAAGGCTTGGTCGATGATTTCGTCTGGGTCTGGTTGAACTGTCGGTTGCGGGGTGGTCGGTTGCGTTGCGGGCTGAATCACCGGCAACGACCCCGGCTGTTCTATTCCCGTCCCGCTTCCCCCCGGTTGTGCTGCTGGCTGTCCTGTCCCGCCCGTCACCTCGCCCGGCAATCCGATCTTCTCGATGATCTCTTGGCTTCTCTCGGTGTACTGCTGGGCGAACTCCGTTGCCCTTGCATCAGCCCACCGCCTCAACTGCTGTTCGATCTGAAGCGTTGCCTGTCCGATGTCGCGTCCGGACTGAGCAACCGCTGGTTCAAGCCGTGCCGTGTACTGACTCGACCCCGCCATCAGGATCAGCAGCAGCAACGCCGCAGCTTCTTCTTTTGTTTCCTGCTTCACTCGCTCCCAGAATTCCGCCGGAATGTTTCGTGGGTCCGGTGGCGTTCCAAGTAACTGCTTCAGTTCGCGCTTGTGCCTCGCGGAGAGTCTGGCGAACCGCTCCGCGAATCGTTCTTCGTGTCTGGTGCGTCCGACGAGGTCCACCCGGTCACCTGCTGCCGATTACGGGTAGGACTCGAAAACCGACTCGACCGTTTGGCGGAGAGCATCCGACGGGCTGCCAAACCCGCCGAATCCGCTGCCACCAAACCCACCGAACCCACCAGCAACCACCGCAGGCTTCGCCCCGAGCTTCTTCTCCTCGTCCAAATCGAGCCCCAGCAACGTCGCCCCGGTCTTCGGAGAGAGCACGCCCATATCCATCTGGGCCTTCACGGATGCCGTCAGCTTGTCGATGTCGCGGGTGGCAACGGCAGGCGGGTCAACCTTGACCTCGAACAGCCGCCGGATCGACTCCCAGGACTCGCCTTGGCCCGCGTCGTTTACTCCGTAAATGTTCGCTTCGTACCCGAGCTTCAGGGCCTTCAGGACGGCATCCTTGAACGCGGCCGCGTAGAAGTTCTGGTCAGCCTCGCGTGCCTTGACGAACGGGGATTCGGCAACGAGCGTCGAACTGAAGTTCGCGTTTGAGGCATCCCCGGAAATCATGTACTCGGGAAACACCCAGCGAATGCCGATCCGCCGCAGAATGAACGAGGCAACCTCAACGAAGCCCGCGTTGCGTTCGGCCCCCATCGGCCCCGGCTTGTAGAGCTTGCCGGGCGAAGGGCGAAGAACCGTCCCCTTGTCGAACCGCTGCGTCCTGATCGTGCGTTGGCCGCTCTGCCCCGGCCGCGTGACCTGCCCTTCAGCCAACGCCCCGGCCAGCCCTTGGACCTGCCCTTGTGTCGTTCCGGCCGGGTGTTCCTCGATCCACGCGATCGCCGCCTGGAGGGATGCCCCCGTGACCATGTTCCCGGCCAGCTTCGCTTCCGCCCGCATGTCTTCGAGGACCGGGTAGAAGTCGCTCACGCCCCGCTTGGCGTTGCGGTACGTGTTCCGCTTCAACCAGATCATCCGGTCGGCCGGAACGTAGTCCCAATCGACTCCCGCCCCGTCATAGACCACGTGGAAGCCAAGCGGGTTGGCGGGCTGACGGTGTTTCGTGTGAACGCCGAACGTCCAAGAGGACTGGTATTCCTCGCTGACACCGAGCCAGTCTTCCAGCGGCCGGGCGTTGGCCGGTTCGACGATCTGGGCAGGCTCGATCGACAGGGCAGAGAACTTGCCGCCCTGGAACTCGATCGCCGCCGCCGCCTCGCCGTCTTCGCGCGACCGCTGATGCAGCTCGCGGGCGAAGGTGTCCCGCAGCCCTAGGGACTCAACGATCAGGTCAACCAGAGCCTGAAGCCGAGGGCCGAGTTCCGCCCCGATCTCCTGCCCCTTGGTAGGCTGTACCGTGAAGTCGAAGCCCGCCTTCCCGAGCACGTAGTTGGCGAGCGACTCGTTCGCCCCTATCGCCACCCCGTCGAATTGGGACAGCAGTCGGCAGTGCCCGCGGATCAGCCGCAAGTCTTCCTCAGTTTCGTAAACCGGCAGGAACTTCCCGTCCTGTCGATCCTCGATCCGATCCCGGCCGCCCCAGCCGCCGATCCCAGCGAACATCGCGTCTTCGCGAATGCGTTCACGCGGATCAATCCAGTCGCCATGCTGCTCGGTGAGAGCCTGCGCATCGCGGGTCGCGAAGAACGTGGCGGCGGCGGTGAGGCTTGCGGGAGTCATGATGGAGGCATCTTCGCCGCCGTCACGCCAAAGCCAACTCCGCATTTACAGATAGCTGTAAGCTAGTTTGGGAATCGTCGAATTGACCCTCGAAACGACTCTCGAACTCATCGCGAAACACTCTGGATTGTTTCGCGGATTGTTTGCATCCCTTCACCGGGCAGTAGCAATACCGGACTGTTTCCGTTGTCGATCCCGCGAGCATCGGAACCGCGTGAACCGGGCATACCGGTTGCGGCTGAATCCGAAACTTTCGCTTCGGTTTCGGCTGATCAGGCTCCGGCATTCCGGGGAAGAGTAACTGCATCCTGCGATTCCTCATACCACAGCGTAAGAAATCTCGGTGAGTTCGTTGCCGTATTCATCCACGTTCACCGCGTTCGCGCCCGTCGGGATCTGCGACATTTGATCCAGCAAGCGAATCGCCATCTCCAGCGCGTCAGGTCCATCATCGTGATGCGCGAGGGGCCACTCCCGGAGCTGCGAAAGCAGCAACTTACAACCCGGAGTGTTGCGAAACCGAATCAATCCGCGTGAGAAATACGGGTCGAGTCGCCCAATTCTCACGTTCTTGTTCACGCGATTTTCGATCAGATGCAACGGCAACGGCGGAATATGCCCCGATCGACACTGATTGTCGAATTCTGTCGCCAAAAGTTCCTGGAATTGATTCGACTCCAACAACACTCCATCAGACGGATTGTGACGATAGAACGTGATGGAATCGGCAACGATCTGCGACGGCGGGCGCCGCTCAATGTCGGCGTCAACGTACAGCAGCCCCCCGCACAACCCGACGAACACGATGGCGGAATAGTCCCCTTTTTTCGCGTCTTTCCCCTTCGACGGGTCGATCGCGATCGAAGCAAGCTCGAATCGATCAGGCCAGCGATCCGCCCAGATGTTTGACCAGTACGATTCCGGCCATTCGGATTGAGTCGCGAGCGTGGGTTTCTGCTGGTAGAGGCAGCTCCACTTGTAGGGCCCAACGGCCTGCTCAATCTGTCGCAGCCGGTTGATGTCGTACCGCTCCGGCCAGAGGGCTTCCTCGTTGTCGTTGATCGCGGGGAAGTGGACAACATCCCACTGCTCCGCGAACTCGTCCCCGGCCGCCTGAGCCTTCCGCAGCCGCCCAATCAAGTCGTCCTCGTGCCATCGCGTCTGCAGCACGATCACTGACGCCCCAGGTTCGAGCCGGGTATAGGCGGTGGATTGCCACCAGTCCCAGACGCTGTCTCGGATCGTGGGGCTCATCGCCTCTTCCCAGTTCTTGAACGGGTCATCGACGATCAGCAGGTCGGCCCCCTTTCCCGTGATCGCCCCGCCTGCCCCGGCTGTCTGCATCCCGCCTTCGCGGCCCTCAATATCCCAGCGGTCTGCCGCTGACGATCTGGGATTGACCTTCACCGCGAAGATGTCGTTGCCGAATTCCTCTGTCAGTGTCCGCGCCTTCCGGCCCCACTGAGCGGCGAACCCCGCTTCATAGGACGTAAGGATCACGCGGCGATCCGGGAACGTGCCCAGGTAGTGCGACGGCAGGTATTTGCTGAGGTATTCCGACTTCCCGTGCCGAGGCGGCATCTGAACCAGCAGCCGGCCGTTGGGCTTGTAGGCCGTCCGAATCACCGCCCGATCAAGGGCCGCCAGGTGCCTCGCCATCTTCCACCGGCCCCGGCTCACCGTCCGCGCGTACAGGGCTGGCGTTGCCGTCTGGCGGACCAAGTCGCAGGAAGTCGAGGTAACGATCATCGTTGAGCATCTGCTCGCGTAGACTGGCGGTCACTGCACCAACCGAGACCCCGACGGCCATCCCGCCGGAGACGTTCAGGTTGACGTTGCTTTCCTTTGGAGTGTCGATCTTCTGCTGGTTCACGTTGATCGAGTCGGCGGTGACGATCACCTTCGCCGCGGCGATCTTGTTTCGCGGATCTGGGCTTCTCTCAACAATGCCGAACATCTGGTCCAAGAGCATCGCCCGCCGCTCGTCCGTCATCGGCCAGCGTTCTCGGAATGCTCGCCGGGCCAGTACCATGTTCCCCTTACCAGCGTGTAAAGCTCCGTCCCCGAACATCACCTCGGATTCGACGGGCTTTGCATCTGGGGTCGATCCTTCCCCCGGTTGCGATCCTTCCCCCGGCGGAGTGTTCCGTTCGAGTGATTTGACCTCGGTCAGCCTCGCCCGACGTTGCCTTCTCTTCCGGCCACTGGCCACTATCTCGCCCTCACTTGCACCCGGCAGATCATCACCAGCGTGTCACCGAGCGACGTTCCGCAGCTCACCTTCACTTCGTAGTCCGTGTCTTCAGTCCCACCGCTCACCTTGAACTTGACCGCCTCGCTGGCCGGAATCGTCTCGCCTTCCTCGGTCGTGAATGCGCTCCCCTCGATCGAGACACTGGCGACCGTCAGGCCCGAGGGTGTTGCTGTTGCTGTGGGCGATCCCGTGAGCGTTTCCCCAACTCCCAGCTCACGCGAGAACACCGCCGGAATCGTGCGGGCCGCGTCGGGATGCTTGACGAAAATCTGTGCTGCGGTGACCCGCGTGTATTCCGTTGCCATCATGCCCCCTGGATCGGATTGGCCGAGGCTGCGATCCGCAACGCCCCTGTGAACTGTGTTGACGCTCGCTCTACGGTGAACCCCGCGGCCGGTCGGGTGGCCCGGAAGATCGAGTCGCAGCCGCAGGACTCGAACGGCGAGCTCGCCCGGGGCGCCCGGAATGACCTTGGATTCGGACACCACGCGAACGGCAGATTGCCGCTGGTGAGGAACTGGAAGGAGTAATCGGTGGCTGGGATTAAGGCGACGAGCGTCCCACCGATCGCCACGCCCCCGGAAGCGGTGACGGTCGAGACAGCAACGACCCCAGAGACCCCGGAGACCGAAACCCCGCCCGAGGCGGTGACCATGGAGACTGTGGCAACTCCGGTCGAAGCCGTGATCGCGATGCCACCCGAGGCGGTGACCGTTGCCGTCTGATTGACCGCGGAACTGACCGACAGGGCGACCCCGCCGGCCGCCTGGACGGTGGAAACAGAGGCAACGTCAACAGCCCCACCGACAGTGACCCCGCCGGCCGCCGTCACCGCCGAGACCTGCGAAACTCCCACAGCTCCGGCAACAGCCACTCTTCCCGCAGCACTCACGACCGCAACCGAGGCAACGTCAACAGAGCCAGAGACGTCGATCCCACCCGAGGCGAGCACGGTCGAAGCCGAGGCAACGTCTGCGCTCGCTCCCACCGCAATCCCGCCTTGCGCGGTTACCGCCTGGACCTGGTCAACTGCTGACGCCCCCCCGGTTGCAACGCCACCCGAAGCGGTGGTGGCTTGGATCAACTGAACGACCGAGACCCCAGAGACAGCGACTCCCCCGGAAGCAGTGACCGTCGAGACGAGCACCACGCCTGCGAATCCAGAGACGGCAACGCCCCCCGAGGCCCCGACGGTGTAGACGCACGCCACGCCCGTAGCAGCTCCGCACGCAACGCCACCGCTGGCAAGCACATCCGATGTCGTCGGATGCTCGCTGAATGCGGCGGCAGAGAATGCGTACTGGCCGAGAAGCATGGAAGCAGGCGGGCCTTTCGTTGCCTTTGATGTGCCGGGCTTTGATTAGGCCGGGTTGCTCATCTGGAATGTGATGTCGTTCACGTTGATCTGCCCATCTCCCACCGCGACACGCGCCCCATCGGTCCACCGATGAGCGAGGATCACCTTGCCCGACGTTGCCCCGACGATGTACCAGCCGTAAACGCTCTGCGAGGTCGCCCCGGTGTAGGTGAAGCTCTGATCGGTGGCATACTCGCTCTGGGCGATGTTGCTGGCGATCGAGGCGGCCCCCCAGGTCGATCCCGTCTGCGAGCGTGTCAAGGTCTTAGCGGAATACCCCGTGAAGTCGGCCTGCGTGAAGTCGGCCAAGACAGACCCGACGACCGGCGTGTAGTCGTTCTTGAACAGCCTCAGCGACCACGCTTCCAACGTCCCGCCCGCGAGCAGGTTGTTGACGAGAACGACGCGACCTTCATTCGGTGCAACGGCCATGATTGATCTACCCTCTCAGTGAACTATGAACACGGCTCCGCTTCGGCCGTGGCATGAATTGACATTTGATTTCCGCTCGTCGTTGATCCCGCATTGATCGCAACGGCGCTTGTCGTTGCGGTTCCAAGCGTTACCGTGCGATCCGCGCTCGCGGTCTGGTCTCTCCAATTTGCGTTTGCGGCAAGCGGGTTGAACGTCGTGATCGTCGGAATCTTTCGCATAGGCACCGGGAACCGCCAGTCGATATCAACTCCGCTGCCGTTGCCGGTTGCTCGCAGTGCGCCTTGAGCGTTGCCGATGTTCTGGACCGGGGCGGTTGTTAGGCCGAAAGTCTTGGTGTAGCGGGCGAGGCAGGCGGTCAGTTCGTCGGAGTAGCTGGGCGGCAGGTAGATTTGTGGGCAACCAGCGTCCGACAGGATTGGCTCGCCAATGTAGAATTCATTCCCGGATGTAAGCTGTGTCTCCGTCCAGATCAGCACACCTAGGTTTTTGTGACCGCCGGGCACTGTGACAGGGAACGAGAATCGATATCCAGTAGCGCTTGCAACTCCCTGCGCAACCGCCAACGGCACCCAGTTGGCATGAAAGAAATTCCCGGCGGTATAGGTTGTGCTGGCCCAGTTATTGACCATGTCTCGCGTCTGCGCGTCCGTTGTTCCGCCCCCGTACAGGACCGCAGCGCGGACGGTCTTGGTAGCGCTCGTGAACACGTCACACTGAAACCAGAAGTTATCGAGGTCGTAAGCGTCCTGACTAAACAGTACCTGCCCAAATCCGACCCGCTGCGTCGATGTCACGCCAGCTACTGCGTACTTTCCGACTCCAACCCCATAGAAGTTCGACCCCGGCGCACACGTTACGCTTCCGCTCTCAGACAGTAAGAACCAGCCATCCGGCCCCATCGCCCCGTCAGCCAGTGTTAGCGACGTACCCCGCTGCCAGATTCGGAACGACGAATTGACCAGCAGGTTCCGATTGGGAATCCCCGCAGCCGCCCGCGCGGGCAGCGTCAGCACCACATCTTTTGACGCCCCCGTGAACGACACTAGTGATCCCGCGTTGCTCGACGCCAATACCGTTGACCGCACAAGCTGCCCCGAGTAGATGCCAACGCCGACTTCCCACAAGGCCCCCTCGGTAATGACGTACTGGACCTCGTCGCCGATTGAACACACCGAAGCGAACGTGCGAAACCCCGTCACAGCCCCGGCGAGCGTTAGCTGGCCAGTCCCGCTGGTTGTCGAGGTTTCGCGCACGCGATCGGCGATGATGAGGCCCATGATCTACCTTGTGGGGCGGAACGGCGAAACGGGTTAGTACAGGGCGACGATGTTGGTTGCAGTCGTACTGGTTGAGTTCACCCGCGTTGCCCGGATCGGCAGAATCGCCCCCGCCGGAACTCCGACGAAAGTCAGCGTTGTCCCGTCCTTCATCACGGCAACGACTGTCCCCGCCCCGCCCACGTACAGAGCACGAGAAGCCTTGGTGAATGATGCGGAATCGCTCGGGGTGACTGCTTCGCCGTTCGTGGCAGGCGAAGACAGGCCGGGCGCATGATGCGAGTAGTTATCATCGGAAGGCATGATGTTCTTTCTCTAAACAATGACCGTGGCCAGGTTACAGCCCCAACGGAAACCCAAGAGACGGTCGAGAGTGTTTCGAACCGCTCGCCTCGGTGTAGGTAACCCTTGCTTCGATGATGTCAATTTGCGGCTGCGACTCAAACTCCCCGTCGATGTTGACGATCGAAATCGCAACCCCGAATCCGGAATTCTTTATCTCTGATGGGGTCCACGTCGCTCCCCCGAGACTCGACACAGAACCGAAGGTTACGTTTCCAAACGAAAACGGAAAATTCTGGGGGCTTGATGCAAGGTTGCTCCCCACGTTTGCGCCGTTAGTTGTCGTCTTTCTGCCCCAAACCTGATCAACGCGAATGATCGCATCTGATTGGCTTCGAGCGCTGATTCTCCATTCAATTCCATTGATCGTTGCCGAGTCTGGGACCAGCGACATATCGGGAGCATGAGCTACTAGCCATCGAGTTCGAGCGCCAGCAGTCAGCGAACCCAATCCCACCTGAGCAGATCCACCACCCACGGCCGACAAGCACGCCGTGAGAGTCGATGTAGTTGCGGTCCAGTCCTGAGAAGCTCCACTCGGAGCACTGACGCTATCGCTCCGTGCCGACGTGACTGGCTTCCATCCCGTGTCAGGCATGATAACCGCCTTCCGTCGCTCGCTTCGCCTGCATCTCGTCCCACAGGAACGCGATCAGCCGCGCCACCATCACCCCGATCTGCCACCAGAGCCACGGGTTTGCGAAGAACGAAACCTTCTGACTTTCCCGCACCTGATTGGCGATCCGCCGTTCCATCTCTCGCCGCGTGCGGGGCGATTGCCCTGCGTATCCCACCGTCGTCAGCTCGTGATGGATGAGAGTCGAGGCGAGCGGAACGAACCGTTGCACGCTCGTGCCCAGGTCCATCACATGCCCTTGACAGGCGTGAACTCGCTCCGAAATCTCAGCGGTGGCATCGACTGTGTTCATTCCGTCCTCGCCAGTTCGTTGCCGTGCTCATCCCGAACCACGATTCCACCCGACAGCCGCAACACCACTTCGCGGACGTTCTTCGTTGCCCACGCGAACACGAGCTTGAGAAACGGGTTCGCGCTGGCCTTCGTCACCCGCAGATAGGGCGGTGCGAACGTCAGCCGCGTGCCCTCGATGTCCTCGTCGACCGTCATGACCAGATCGTCAGGCAGAGACACGCGAAACCCGCCCGCGGTGATCTCGCTCACGTTCGCGGGGGGCGTGATCGTCCACCGGCCCTGCATTTGTCGGAGTAGCTCGATCATCGCCCCGACTCCGTTCTGGCGATGCGGGCTTCGAGTTCTTCGCGGGTGATGAAGCCGCGGAAGTTCCACCTGGTCCCGCGTGCGGTCCATTCGATGTACGGGATTCGAGCTTCACCATCGACGATCGATGCAGCCGGGAACGAGTGATCCCGCCACGTCCAAGCGATTCGGCGGCGCCCGTTGCCTTTCTTCATCTCGCTCATCAGGCGATCACAGGGCGGGCATCGCGGGCCGAACCAGACATCGACCGCAATCTCCGGCAGCTCGGTGCGCTCGGGGATCGGGAACGGCTGTATGGGCACGATGGGACCGGCGGCCGGCTCGGGGAGCGGGGTTGGAGAGGGGCCGGGCTTCGAAGGTCCTGGCGATGGGGGCTTCGGGACTGGCGTTGCCTTCTGATCGGCAGGTGAGGCCTCGAAAGTAAACTTGATCGACGGCTCTTCGATCGCTGGCTCGCGACCGAACGAGGCGGGCAGGTCCGCACAGCCGGACAGGCACAGAGCAACGACAGCGATAACGGCGAGGTGAGTGTTCATCCGAACGAAACCTCCGTCCAAGAGACCGGCCGCGGCGTCACGTCCGCCATGTCACTGATCCCCATCCAGCCGAACGGCGAGTTTCGGATCTGGTAGTCGAGCACATGCGGAGCGGTCAGGATTGCCCCGCTCGAACCCCACTGCGGGCCGTGCGAGTTGTAAATGTCGTACCACCGCTCGCCGTTCCTCGTGACCCATGTGCCGGTCGCGAGAGCATGGCCACCGAGCGAGCCGCCGCCGGGAATCTGATCGAGTTCCGCCCGGCCTCGCAGGCCGTCCCAGCCGGTCAGCCAGTGAATGCCGAACACGACAGCACCACCGCCAGAGGTGCAGAAGCGATCGAGGTCCGCATAGGACTTGATTGGGGTGATCGACCGCACCCGGAATGGACTGGCAGCCTCTCTGGCCTGTTGCTCATTCGGAACCCCAGGCTGATACCCACCCTGGTAGTAGGGGACCAGTTCCTCGGGGGCGAATCCGATCCTGTTGGCCACCAGAGCGGCCCCGCTGATCGTTGCCCCTGCGTCTGTTCGCGGGTCGCTGCCGTCGAGTTGTTTCGCCCAGGCGTAGGA